ACAGAGATCGCAGAGCATTTTCAAGTATCATTACCGGCAATATCCCAGCTACTTAAAGCAGACCGAGACAATATAGAAGGGTACAAGGCTTTCAAGTCAAGTCCAGATACATTTTACGAATATAAAGAGTTTCAGCTATTGCAAAATCTTAATACCGATAAGATACAAAAAATGAGTGGTTATCAATTAGTGGGATCAGCGGGTTTAATCCGCGATAAAGTGCGGTTAGAACGCAATCAAGCTACATCAATTACTGACAGCATTGATTCTATGCTTCACCGCCTTGATGATCGTTTTCGACACAATACAGTAGATGTTACACCTTGCAATACACAAGATTAATTTCACATTCACAAGCGATATTGTGATTTTCTAACCAGATTCCCTAATAATATCATAGTTAGTACTGATAATAGTTATTATGTTAACAAACCTATGTTATCGTAATAATATCATGTAGTTATATCAATAATTACCATGTTATATACCATATTAGCTTGTGAAATATACACAGATACGTACAGCATGAGCTACTCCTTAGTGTAATACATAGATTATACAGTAGTATTACGTGTTCAATCGCTGAACACATGGTACCCTATGGGGGGGAGTGGGGGCGGTTCCTGGTTTGGTTTCCTTTGTTATCGTAAATACCCTTCTAACCCCTGTAATTTAAAAAAGCCCCTTTTAGCAAAAGCATATATTCCAAAGTATTAAAACTCCCGATATCCCAAGAATACAAAGAATGATTGTCACCATAATAGCGTACATAATAATAACCAGTGGATGTACCTTTTCGTCTAATATTTTCATCTTTTCCTCCTATAGGGGGTGGACATTTTTGTCCATTAACTATTGTGTATAATGATAGGATTTCTTTGCATTTTAAGTCTTTTATTAGGACTACGACTTATCCATATTTATTCCTTTTCGTATCTACCGGACATTTTTGGTCACTACAAAGTAAGGGTATAATAAGACGTTTAACTGATGTTGATGAGAACCTTTCAAACTGGATGAATATGGTGTTGTGTTTCTTGAGGTTACTGAGATAACGTCTGACTTGCCTTTCTGTTTTGTTCATTCTCTTTGCTAACCATTTGTTGTCTGCGCGGACAGGTTTCTTATTCTTGCGGTACATGGCATAGAGTAATCCGTATAACCTTTGAGGGCCGTCTTTGATGTCTGAGGAGAACACTTCATCGGGTATGATAATATATTTCACGTAAAGTCTACAGTGATGTCTCTGGTAGTGTAATCAGGTGTTTTACTCCATATAAGTCTTTCAGGATATACAAAGTATTTACCGTATTGGTTTATCCAGGGGTTGCAGGGTTCTTCTGGAAATTTGCAGTTGTCCTCGTTGGCACAGGCTTTACATTGGTTGAGGTTCATTCAGTTCCTCCCACTTATGCCGTTGTGAATGTTTCTTTTATCCTGATACAATTTCGACACCCGTAATATGCAGCGTCTAACTCCTCAATGCTTATCCACCCTAAATCACAGCTTCCGCAGATCGGGCACAATGTGTCCTGTATGGTTTCCGGTCCAGGGTACATGACTGATTGTATGTATTCTTGCCATGTCATGCGGCCTCCCAAAACTTCCCATCTGGATTACAGCACAATACGTCATCGCTTTTTCTTTCATCCTGACAACGAGGATATATCTTATTGTTTCTGTGTACGTAGTCTATTTCTCTTGCCCTGCTAATTGGGTGGGTGCAAAGATATTGTTCGCTTGCCACATATACATAATCGTAGGATATTGTTTTCTTGTACCATTTGCAATCTTCACAATATTTCATCATTGCCCCTCATTTCCTTCGTCTCCCTGTCTATCTTCTCCTGAAATGCTTCCCTCGCCCAATGTGACGGGTTCTTGTACCTTCCGTCAAATACAAGCCTTCTGATAATGTCTTTCATCATCTTGCTGATTAGCACCTCGATGCGTTCACTTAATATCTGCTTCATTGCCCCTCCTTAGCATTTTTCTCCCCCTCTTAGCAATTTTATCCCACGATTGTATATTCTGTCAACTGAAAACAACCAAAACTGTCATATACGACAGTTTTTATGTTGTATTACCATATTATGTAAACTAAAATCAAGATATGGATGCAAAAACTACGACACAGACAGACGGAAGGACATACAGATGGTGAAAGTTGTCCTGTACGTGATAATCGGGTGCATCGGCTTTTTATCGTGGGTGTTTATCACGATGACAATGGCTTCCCTGCAAAGAGGACTTATGTATTGAAACCTGAAGATAAATACGCAGAAAGCATATCTTACGTTTCACAGGGGCAGGTGATATCAGGTTATCCGGGTAATTGTCCGTTCTTGAGGCATAACAGGGAAATATATCTGAAGAAACAAAAGGAGATAGTGGATGCCTTGCGGGAAGAAGAAGCCAAAGGGAAAATAGATGGGTAAACCAGTCATGAAGAAATACGAATACAAGGTGTTCACAAAGGAACCTGTCTTACCTGAAACAGAAGAACTGAACAAACTCGGTAAAGACGGCTGGCTTGTTGTTGCCTGTCCTCGGTCTAATACCTATCTGCTTGTGAGGGAAAAATAATGGCGAAACTCGATGCCTCAAAGGTATTGATGCGCTGGCAGGACTCAATGGAAGCCTTTGTTGAGGAAGCGTTAGGCATCAACGGTAAAAACGGGTATGCCATGTCCACACAGCAGAGGGAAGCCTGTAAGGAAATATCACACCTCATACTGGCTAAAAGGAAACGGATGTTCGGTGTCAAACTGACCGAAGAAGAAGAACTGTATGCGTCCAAACTGGGTTTGAGTATTATGGCTGCTCAGGGTGTAGGGAAAGACGGGTGGGCCTCGTGGTTCATCATCTGGTTTTTGTTCATATTCAATCAAGTGCTTATCCCTTGCACTGCTCCATCGGCTGACCAGTTAAAGAACATTCTCTGGATGGAAGTATCTCGATGGCTTAACATGGTAGGCAAAGACGGCAATCCTCTTGTTGACCCCACGATAAAGAAAAATATCAAGGTACAGGCGGATAGAATATACCGTATTTCTGACAAGAACAAGGATATTACCAATTTCGCCTTTCCTAAGACGGCAAACCCGAAGGATGACGCCGAAGCACAGGCCAAGACACTCTACGGCTTTCACGATGTCCATATGGCTATTATTGTCGATGATGCGGCAGGTGTCCTTGACCCCGTGTTTAAACCTCTTGAAGGTACAGTTACGAAAGACTGTAACTTTATCATTCTCTTGTTCAACCCTATCTTCAATACCGGATTCGCTATTGAAACCCACACGGGCCCGCAGGCCCATAAGTGGATACGACTTCAATGGGATGCGGAAGAATCCGAACTGGTGACGAAACAGCACGTACAGGACATGGAAGAAAAGTTTGGGCGTGACTCCAACAGTTTCCGTACTTTAGTAAAAGGATTGCCTCCTATAGCCGACAACGATTCTATTATCCCATACGCATGGGTCATGGAGGCCACAAAGAGGGAGATCACGCCCGATAAATATGAACCACGTATTGGCGGTCTTGACCCTGGGGCTGGAGGGGACAACTCCGTCATCCGTATCAGGCATGGATTAAAAGTCGAAGAAAAGCGGTATAAATTCTCCTCACCAAATTCTATTGAGGTTGGAGATTGGGCGGCTGGCATCGCCCTTGAGGAACAGCTTGATGCACTGTTTATTGATGTTATCGGTATCGGCAACGGGGCGTATTATGAAGCGAAGAAAGTATTGTCCGGTTCCAAGTGCAAGGTCTATGCCGTCGATGTGAGAAACAAGGCATCGAATGAAGAAAAGTATCACAACCTCAATGCTGAACTAACCTACAGGTTGAGACAGAAATTTGAAGATAATACCATCAGCATACCCAAAGACCAGGTACTTATTGAAGAACTGACCGCACCCCGCATGAAAAGGATAGGGCACAAGGAAGCTATTGAGGATAAATATGAAGTCAAGAAACGTCTCAAATTAAACAGAAGCCCCAACGATGCCGATGCGCTGAGACTTACCTTTGCCAAGAACGATGCGATATTCAGACGACACGGGATAGACGACGAAGAACACCGATTTATATACGGGAACAGTTACGGCAGTTGTGAACCATATAATCCAAGAGGGTGGTTAAGAGCGTAATGCTGAAAACAACAAAGAAAGTTACCAACGGACATACGCATATTATTTATCTGAATAATGAAGGCGGGTTTGCGTCGACCGATAAAGGTCATACCCCTGAGATTATGGTTGATGAGCAGGGCGTGGTATGGGCTGTTGACCCCGATGGATACAAACATGAGATTGTTGATTACATCCCGCAGGACAAACATGATAAAACAAAGGACGATACGGAGATTGTCAAGGATGTCCTCGTTGATTGGAAAGAGTGCTACGACTATGAGAACGATTCCCGCAAGGCAGGATTACAGAGTGAGAAGATGTATTCTCATGACCAGTGGAACGCAAACGATAAGCCTGCTGGGAACAGGGCGGCAGTAACTATCAATGTTCTCGAAGACAAGATAGACAACCTAACAGGGTATCAGAAGCAGAACAGGACGGAACCTCATTTCTTGCCCGGAGAGAAAGGGGACGCAGTTGTTTCAGATATTCTGAATATCATTGTAAAAGATATATGCAATGCCTGTTATTACCAGCGTGAGAAATCAAAGGTATTTGAGGATGAGGCCATTGTTGGACGTGGTTTGTTCGACGTGTACGAAGATTATGAACGGGACGTGAGGGGTAACATAGTCATTGAACGGTTCCAATGGGATGAAGGGTTTTTCTCTCCACACAACAAGGACGACGCGAGCGACTGTGAAGTTATGTTCAAGACCAAATGGTACTCCGAACAGAAGATAAAGAATATGTACCCCGATAAGTTCGATAAGATGTCTCCCGATCAGAAGGAACAGGACATTGGCCTTTCGCTGAACATTGACGGTGGTTTGGACGTTGCCAAATACGACCTTGTGGATGTCCTGAAAAAGAAATACCGACTCCTTGAACGGTGGAAGAAGGAATACGAACAGCTTAGCGTTGCGGTATTTCCGAAAGACGAGTTTGTGGAACGCCTCGATGGGTGGACGAAAGATGATATCGCCTCTCTCAAAACCATACCGGGAATGAACACCATCAAGCGCACTGTGTACCGGATGCGTAAAACACAGGTTGTTACTGATAAACTGCTCGACGATGTGTATATCGACGATCAGGATTTTGAAATTGTTCCTGTCTACGGCAAATACCGGAAGGGCATTTATTGGGGAAAGATAGAGGGTGTTAAAGATTTACAGCTATTGATAAACAAGACCTATTCTCAATTTATAGACATTCTCGCTAAAGTTGCTAACTACGGATACTATTACGATCAGGATACCTTTGATGACGCAAAACAGGAAGCATACTGGAAACAGAACGCTTCTTCGCCTGGTTTCACGGCAAAAGTATCAGACATCAATAAGGCCCCGAAGAAAGAAGAAGGGGTCAAGTTTCCAACAGAGATTGTCAATGCCATTCAGTTATTCGGTCAAAACCTGCGGGAGATTATGAACGTCAACCTTTCCTTGCAGGGCATATCCGATAATGAGCAATCAGGTGTTGCTATCAAACAGAAGATTATACAACAGTTAATAGGCAATGACTTTCTCTTTGACAATATGAAGTTTGCCGAACAGTTGTTGTTCAAGATTGTGGTGAAGAAAATACAAAAACTCTACACACCGGAAAGGATTTACCGGATTATCGAAAGTCAAAACATGAAGGAAAAAGCGAAAGCGGAAGGAAAGGAACTTCAGCTTGCAGGTAAACCTGTGAGTGCATACCCGATGGATGAAGTACTAAGATTGCTCAAAACGACAGATTTGACAGATCATGACATTATTGTAAGCGATGCCGCAGACTCACCAAGCGCAATGATGAGCGCATACCTGATGATGCTTGAAACGGCACGTACAGGCGCACCAGTACCACCCGATATGTTCATTAATCTGTCTGCTCTGCCCGAAGAACTGAAAAAGCAGATGCTTCAATCCTTGCAGACGGCGCAACAGGCACAGGCCGAAGCTGATGATAAGAAATACTCGACGGAGATTGAGAAAACAAAGATTGCTCATGCTTCTCAGGGAAGTACAGGTATGGGAATGATAGGGCCGCAGATGGGTACAAGGGCATGGAATTTGCCCGAAACGCAATCAACCGGACACCTAAGAGCCGGATTGAAATAACAAGAGGACACGATGGGCCTCGGAGGATTGATGGAAGATCAGATAGTAGCAGAAGGAACAGTAGCCAAAGAAACACCTCAGGACACACCCGTAAATGTCCGTACCATGTCGTATGAGGACTTGCAGAAAACGCTTGTCCAGGAAAATACGCAGGAACAGGAAGTCAAGGAACCTGAAGAAGAAGAACAGGAAACCGCCGCACCCGTAGAGGAAAAGAAAGAGGAAACACCAGAAGAATCGAAAGAAACGGAACCTCCACAGGAAAATCCATACGAAGCAATGGCGAAGGAACTTGAGGAAATAAAGAAACGCCTCACTGAAAAAGACCGTTTTATTGACCGACAGGGAAACGAGATAGGGGAATTGAGAAAGTTTATCCCTGCTGAAGAAGTTGCCCGTATCAAGCAGACCATGAAAGAGGAATATGACCGTATTCACTATGAACAAGGTCCCTTTGCCGCAAATGAGTATATGCGGGGCATGGAACACCAGATACAGCAACAGGTACAGGAAAAACAGAAAGAAGCCAACATTAACAAGATTCTTGAAAGCAGGGCACGGATTGTCAATGACATCCCCGACTTTGAGG